TATCAGGTGTGCGTACTTCTGGGTCATCGTAGTAGTCGTATGCCCAAGTAGCTCACGAATCTCATTTATATCGTGATTTCCTGATTGTGCGAGGGTTGAGGCAAAAGTATCTCGCAGAGAATGGATGGTAAACTTGCCTTTCTTTTCAACCAAAACAGGATCGTCATTGATGCCTGATTTAGCAATCGCATAGTCGATATACCGTGGTCTATTGATTGGCTGGTTCTTTCTCCGCTCACTTTGAAATACAAATGGACTGTCACCTCGCTCGTTATATCTGCGTGTCAGCATGGCAATACAGCCGGGAGTCAAACCTAACAGACCCTCGTTGTCTACCTTCTCACGATGCAGTTGTATAACGCCTTCGTTAAGCTTGACCTGAGACCACCTCAAGTCTTTGATCTCTCCCAATCGAGCGCCACATGATACCAACAACAAACATAAATCTTTTTCTATTTGATTGTTGATGTTCTCAAGTATGGTTTTCAATTGTTCGATAGTTGCCCAACGCTTCTTTCTGACCGTTGTTAATCTCAAGCTGGCCCAATTGATAAACGGTGGACGCACGTTGTGATTGTCCGACAACCATTTCAATGCACCAGATACAAACGCCACCTCCTGGTTAATGCTGCTGTTGGATAGACCAGCCTTTGAATGCTTGGAGATCAAGCTTGTGAAGTCACCCCCAGTAAGCTGATCGATGGGCTTGTCTTTAATACCAACTAGCCGTCTCACATCACCCTTGATGCGGCGATAGTTCAGATCGTGGTCTCGGTAGTTTTTAATGTGAACAGATGAATACTCATCGAGGTACAACTTCAAGCCCTCGTACAGGTGCATCTTAGTGTACTCACCCTCACGATCAGCTTTCTGTAGTGCCTTGACCTTCATCTGTAACACGCTCCGAGCTTGAACCAAATTGGTCATGCCCGTGGTCTCTCTTAGTCGTACCTTACGGGGTGGGTTGAACAACTCAACAGTCACGTTGCAATACCACACGCCGCCTCGGTTTAGTAAGTTAGCTTCCTTCTTCGGCAATAAACATCTCCTTTATTTGCCCCGTTTGAATGGCATCGAACTGCGTTTTGTAAGACGCAACGAGGTGGCCCCAAAATCTCATGAGGTAATGATCAAGCGGCTCCTCAATGAGATGGTTGACTCCGTTACGAAACACACGAATTCGATTCAAACCCACCTTATCAAAGATCAGTCGGGTATTCGCATGGTCATCAGTAAAAGTATACCACTCATTACCCTCTTCCGTTTGCCCGAAGTCACAGTGGCAAAAAAGATTCACGGCAAGGAGAATCTCTGCGTAAGAGTTGATATAAGAATGTTCTACTTCGGTAAACCTCGTGTGGTTTACGGGGCTAAATCTTACTATGTTAGTCATATGGCTCTCTTCCTCTGCTATTGCTTGGAAAAAACTGCCTCGTACATGTATGGATCATAAAGTGCGAACAGCTTCTTAGAAAATTCAGAGCCGTCTACTCCGAGCGCCTTAGCCCACTGTAAAATACTCTCAGGTGGCACCCTCGCGGCACCAGCTTCGACCTGAGACACAAATGTGTAGTAATCTAAGTTTAACTTCATAGATAACTCACGTTGCGTCATGTCTCTACTTACTCTCAACGATTTAACGTAGCTTCCTGCTTCTTTACGCCTCTCTCGGGCGCTTTCAGAATTTTCCTTATACTTGGTATAAGCCACAGTGATTCCCTTTCTGTTATCGTATGCAATTGTTAGTCGACCTCCATTTATCACACCCTGATTACCATACCACTTAACTCAGTGTCAAGTGGTATGAATACACTTGACTCAAAAGTCACCATCAATGAATCTACCAATGATAAACAACACTGGTAGTACACCGAAGATGACCATCACTAGTACATCTTGAATATCCATATGTTCTCCTAAAGTTTTGACCTGTGATTGTTGTTCTTAGAATATAACTTTGTCCAAAGTATGACTCTTAGTTAGACTCTAAGTTTAACTTACAATAGGGGGAATCATTTGCAGCCACGGAGCCAACCTATGACTCCCCCTATATAAGACCAGTGAATGTATCCATCGGATTTGTTTTGTCTTCACAACGATTCCGTTTCCAATAGCGCAGCATCGTATCCTTAATAAGGCACCATCTCTTGACTGAGATGCGAACCTTATGGGCACACGATGTCGATCTAAGGTACACCCACTTTCGGCCCTCCTGTACTGTGCATAAACGCCAGCCACATCCGATAGCTGGTGTTTCGTTGGTCAAGTACAGCCAGTGTCGCTGTGGTTTCACTGTCCGTAACTCTCTGCCAGGATGTCGTCGGGTGTGACGTAGTCATACTGGCGTGTCTGTCGCCACTCTGACTGACAGTCATGACAGTATCTGATGTCCGTCCTGTCTATAGAGTACAGGTGTTCCATCGTGCCGCTGCATGAGGGGCACTTGATATACTTCTTACGCATTCAGTGGTTCTCCGTTGTGGTTTGTGGTTACTTAATGCGCTGACATGTGTTCCATAATTCGGTGATCACGTGCCGCACGTGCCTGATCTCCACGCATGTGCTTTTCATCTAGCACCACATGACGTAGTGACTCATCGTTCCAGGGTTTACGCCAGACACCGTTGTAATAGAGATTGCGTCCCTTAATACGGAACGTATGCCCTCTATCTGTGGTCAATGTGAACGTATGCTGCTGCTTGTCTGCCCCGTAACTATCCTTTGTTATTTCGGCAGTAATCAGGTCAAACCCAGCAGGTCTGTTGGCATAGTTGCGACGGGTTGAGTACTCATTATCCCAGTACGCTTTGAGAAAACGTACCTTGTCGCCAACACAACAGTCGCCTGTCGTATCTATGTAATACTCGTCGTCGCCACTGTATTTGTCATTCATTGTGGTTCTCCGTTGTGCTTAACTCAATACCGCTATACTTCTTGGTCGTGCCTAGACTTAGGGTCTTCAATATCCATCCCCCACGATAGCGGAGAGGCGAGGGACTTAGGCTGATCAAGCATGGTGTCCACTGGTTTGGGTATTACGTTGTGCCCATTCCAGATACCCCATGCCCAATCGGGTTCGACTTGTGGTGTTCTCATAATGTGGTTCTCCGTTGTGTGTGTGTGTGACTGGTAAGTAGGTTAATCTTCGGGTTCACCAAATAATTTAGGGTGATACCTGATAAGGTATTCGTCTTTCTTATGTTGCATCGCTGCAAACACTGGTCCGTCAAAATCAGGGGCTATATCTTTTGCTTTGTAACCAACACTGTCGCGGGTGATGTCGTATCCCGCATTCTTTAGGGCATTGACGGTGTCTACGGTTTGCTTGTTCGTCCATATCCTCGTAGTCATTGCGTGGTTCTCCGTTGTGTGTGTGCGTGTGTGACTGGTGAGAGATACGCTTCACTCTCATGTTACATTTTATGATGTAGCATGGGCCTCAATGGCACTATCCACGCTCTCTCTTACGGTCCCAGTGACCGACACGTAACAGTGTGAGTCCTTTGTTTGCGAGTGCTACCCCGCTTCTCATCATCGCAGGTTGGTCTGCCGACTAGCCCTTGCTACAGGGCACGTCTGGTTTATTTAAGAGCCGCCTTCGTTTGTTGTGTGGCGGTAGGATTTAAAACCCCTGACTTATCTTTAACTGGTGTGAGGGCTGGTGTGAGGATTACCTGGCCCTTATAAATCAACCCACTGATCTCGTGTGTACCAGCGGCAATCTTTTTGGCATCTTCAATAGTCATGAAGACGTTATGCTTGCTGACTGAATCGGGTCTTGTCATTGCGTGATTCTCCGTTGTGATAATAATTGATTATAAACCACTGTACTTAGTGGTCAAGCTTTTTTAATTCTTCTTGTTCTCGCATCGTTTTTGATACGCTCGTTTTTACTCTCGTATCTTTTGGGATACGCTATGTTCTGCACGTTGGTGTCCCAACACGCACGACAGGGACCGCAATTGTACTGACCTGTCTGCTCTTTAATCTTATGTGCTATACACTGATAGCCTGTATTGCTGGGGCTATACTTGTGAGTGTACGTAGTAGATGTAACCGCACCCTGTGGTGTTTTGATTGGGCGCGTGTCATCTTTAGGTGTCGATAGCCGCAACGCTACGTTGGATGGCAGGGTGCGTGTCTTTAGGACATTACGCCACATGGTGTACTCTTTAGATGGTAGCCAGTGTGCTACCCACGGAGTGCCCTCGATTACATCAAGGATATCATGCGCCATTTGCTCACTCTGGATGTCGCCAGAGTCAAACCAACGGAACCTATCCTCCATGCCTAGCATGGCGATCATGCGAGGCACGAAGTCTATCGACTCCATGAATGCTAGACGATCTGCCATAGCCTTCTTAACTGAGGGCATATGGTAGTAGCCTCGCCTAGCATAGCACTTGTTGCATACTGTGCCTGGAACTTCGGCAAGCTTGCTTCCGTTTTTACACAGGAATGCTGAGATAGATATTGACTTACTTGGCATTTTACTTGTCTGACTGAGTGTTACTTGCATGGTCTACGCTCCTAGTGGTTACCCGTTATGAAACCACTGTACACCACGGTTAAATAAAATGCAATTAGGAAGCTTCGCCTAGTAGTAATTGCTTTATCTCTAAGGGTGTGCGGAACGTCATTCTTGCTATCTGATCAATAGTAACGTCCAAATCTTGATCATAGTAATCTAAGATATCTTGATTGGTACTATCTTCATTTAGCATGGCCATTACGCTACCACCCTGTACGCATAGGTCATATTGCCCCACTCTCTGAGGCCATACGTCCGTTTAACATTCGCATTCTTGTCATAGTACAAGGTGCGTTTGCCATCTTCGACAACCACAAATTTAGCGGTAGATCTAACTGACATATCCTTCTCTAAGTGTACCGTGTCGCGCCATATAGCCGCCTTGCGTGGCATAGCAGGATCATAACGTCCTGCCGTTGCAATACGGGCGCGACGGTTAAACATATAGTTAGTGAGTGCGTTTTTGATAAATGTCATAGTGATAACTCCGTGTGTTGTGATGCACAGTGATTTCACAACGGGAGAACCAACACGGTTAGCCAGTTTTCAATTCGATCTCCCCTTCATCCCATGATGTAGGTAAGGGGCATCGGCTAGGGACCCGCATAGGCTTCCCGGTTTATTCCATCCCGGGACTGGCTACGGAGTTGCTACCTTTCGTTTTGTGGTGCATTGCATCAATGGATTATTCGTTTGATAGGCCAGCAGGTCTGTCCTGCCATTGTTACGCCAAGTGTGGCAACCCTCGCCCGAATAACACTCCGTCCGTCCTACTAGAATATGTTGCTTTTCAGTGAGGGTGCTCCGTCTAGTGCGGTCCCGTTCGAGTAGGTGGCAATTCGTATGGCGTACCTCCGTGTTGTTCAGTAAAAATAAGATAGCAAACCCCGCAACATGCGTCAACTAAAAAATGCACAAAATGAAAAAAAAATGCAGGGGCGGCCACATGCACACGCCAACCATAATGAAACGCACAACCACAAGAATGAGGCAAGAATAGGGCACAGAAACATGAGCAGCGGCCCATTAATCCGCTGATCAACAAGCGCCACCAATGCGCGAGGGCACCATGTGTCACCTATGTGTCATGCGCCCACATATGCAAACGCGAAGCATTCGCATTCGCATCTAGGGGGATGGGGGAAACACGCGACTTCGATTCGGCGCGAAGTGGTTTACGAATCGCTGGGGGTAAACATAGTGAAAACTGATCAGTATTCCACTGTATATTTCAAAATGCCCCCTACGAGCATTACAAGCGCCACAGCGTTGATCACCAGTAGGGCACGGTCATGCCACCTGTAACCTACGAACCCCCACCCAGCGGCTCCTATGGCCGTCAGACAGAGGTCTAGGATCACGAGTTCACCCGTAGTCCTCGCTGCGATAGCTATTAGTAGGAGAATGGTAGATATCCACTTGACCACCCAGGTGATATCGTGGGTTGGCGTAAGCTTCATCTAGGTATGCTACTTCTTCTTTTTCTTAGGCATGGATTTAGCTTTGGCTTTCGACTTCTTGACCGACTTCATGGTCTTGTATCCTTTACCTTTAGGCATCACGCACTCCATTGATAGATTTCAGTGTCCTTACGCCTGGATTTAAACCTCACTGAGATGCCGTGCTTGGCCGTCTCAATGAAATCTTCCAGCATTTCTTCCTTCTCTTGCTCGTTGATTTCCTTTGCTGCCTGATCCATGTCCATCTCTAGGACTCTCTGGAAGTAACTTATGGCTCCAGCCAGCGCGTCTACCCTGTCGTCATGCTTGAGAGACCCTCGTTCCCTCGTGATGTGGGTCAATTGGTGCATTAACACCTGATCACGAGCTACTGATTCATCGACAACAAGCCTGTGTGTCGCCATAACAGGCTCCAGAGTGTCGATAATACGCTCCTCCTTGCGTCCCTTGGCCCACGCAGCCTCCTCTACGGTGCATCCTCCAGGCCATATCTTGGCTAATACGGGCTGAAAGCCGTTGATCCACACGCCTGGAGCGAAGTTTGGCTCTATAGAGACCAGAGATACGTCATAATGCTTCGCATCACGGGCGATCTTCATGTATGCCTCGTTGATATCGCCGTTATGTCCACCAACCTTGCAGACATAGAGAACACCATTGAGTGTCTTGACGATTGCCCACGCTGTTTCGTCTGCTCCACGCCCAGATGGGTCCACGAACAAGATCGATCCGGTGTAATCACGCCACTCTCCGTCACTGAAGAGAGGCCCTAAGAAGAAATCACCTGTGAACCCTACGTTGGGTATGTCACCACGCACATTCTTCTTATCTGTGTCCTGGCCCCACTGGATCGTGATGGGTGCCTTGGCTGCGTTAACACCCATGACGATGAGATCGTTCTGCTTCAGCGGATATCTGTTGGCATCACTTAACGTGGTGTCCAACATGTACTGCAAGCCGAAGAACGACTTACCCTTTGCCTCTCTGTTGAGCAGATCGTCCTCGCCAAACCTAGCGGGATCTGTCGGCTTCCCTGCGAGACTAGCGTCCTTGTCCAAGTCTAGCTTGATGAAGTCAGCCAGTATGCTTACAGGGAGACCATCGTCTCTCTGGAGGTCATAGACGTTCATCTTGTCCAGTAGGGGATACCTGGCGGGCACACAATAGGACGAATAGTTCCTCTCGCGTACCAGACGGTTGTATATAGACTCCTCAGTCTGAGGTGTTCCCAAGAACAACACATCTGCTGCTGGTCTTACGATGACATTATTCTCGTAGTGAGCGGGAACCTTGATGGCCTCGAACTCACTGACGGCCCTCATGAGGGTTTGTCGGGCTTGCTCTGTTTTGGCGTTGTTTTCAATTTCGACATCGTCTGCGATAATTCTTGTTGCTCTCGATCCGGTAATCTGACCAGTGATCCCCGCCGCCTTGAGCGACGGACTTTGCGAGAGCGAGGCTTGCCTAACGTCAAACCTGTCGAAGCTATTTCGTTGATCATCTGTGGGCCTCAAGTGTTTAAGGAGATCGAAGGTCATCAGTATGCCCTTGGCCTGAGAGACAAACTCCTTGGCCTTCACAGAGGACGCTGAGACCACCAGTATCTTCTCGTTGGTGGGATCGCGGTATAGACACCAGAGGCAGTAAGCTGCTGCTATGTAGGACTTACCGATACCTCTGAACGCACGGACAACATCTGCCCTGCCAACCTTTGGGTCATAACAATCAGCATCGCCGTGTTGCATGAACTCAGCGATCTTATATTGAGCATTAGTAGGCTCTGGAAGATTCAGATGTTGCCAGACGAGGAAGAGAAAGTTCCGAAAGTCAGTCGAGACTTTATCAGTCAGTGCTTGTTTTCCTCATCAAAAGGAAGCTGGTCGAGGAACTCAGCGAGGACACCAGACTGACTGCCTGGAGTAGGGATGACTTCCTCTGGCGGGAAGTCACGGATGTAGCCCTTGGCTACGTTAAGTACAGCAGCGGGGGTCTCTGTGCCCTGTTCTTTAATGATGTTCAGGAGGGTGCCTACAAGAGCGTCTCTTAGTTCGTCAGATGAACTCATGATTTATCCTTCCATACTTTAATACCCTTCTCGGCCCCACGAGAGACGATGTATCCTGAGAGACCAAGCTGAAGCAGAGTCCACATGTCCGGTGGTATCTCCAGGTGAATCGCGGGAAAAGAAAATGTTTGGAGCCAAGGCACAGCGATATAGTTGTTAATGATAATCACCACAAAGGACATCATGGTGATAGGTCTCCAGTTCCGCTGGAGCCAGCTTTCGCCTTGCGCTTCTGCGACAACAACGTCGGCAGCGGCCTTCTCAATAGTCGCTGAATGCTGAAGCATCTGTGCCTGAAGCTCTGCTTTAACTTTGTCTCGCTCAACCTGATCGGGGAGAACCCTATCGAGTACGTTGCCTACAACGGGAAGCAGAGAGCCTATAAGATTTATCATTATTTACCTTCCATTGTGGACGCAACTGGCAAATGGACAGAGTTGTGCATGGAGTGCATCCTGTTCGACTCAAGTTCTAAGGCGCTAATCTTTTCCCGAATCTCAGCCATAAAACTGGCCTCTCGTTCTGTTTGAATCCTTAACCTTTCGGGGGAAATAATCTGAGCAATGACTTCAAGCTGATGCTGGCTGACTGCGCTAAAACTTTCGGCCTTATCAAGCCGAGTGTGTAGCTCATCAATTTCTTTTCGCAGGTCGTTATACTCATCTGTTAAGCGCGAAATCTGAGCGCGAACAAGGCCCCACGTCGCCGCGAGGCCACTCAGAACCGTGCCGAGTGTCATCAGTTCGCGTGGGCCGAGTTCCATTACTTAGGCTGCTCCATAGCCCACATTAAGAAGTACACTATGCCGCCCAGTGCTAGACACAAGACGACTAGCTTCCCAGCTTCACGGGCGACTTTCGCCCAGAACTCACGCTCCTCAATCCGTTTCTGTTTGAGGCGTTCAGCTTGCTCACGGCGCTTAACCTTGAGTTTTGCTGCTTGCTGTTTCTGGTCCTTTACTATGCCTTCCCACGTTCCATATCCAAAACGAGCGTCCAAAGCCCTGCCTAAACTTTTTAACGCTTCCGCATGTTCAAGCTCTGCTACTCTCTGCTGCGCGATTGTCGCAAGTTCTGCACCTTCTTCATCAACACTGCTCTCGCCAATACGTTGGACGACAGCTTTCTCATTGTGGCTTAACTTTGCGTCAGCTTGTTTCTGTTGTTTTTGAACATCACTGTCAGCTTTGAAGATTGCATCGAGGTGCTTGCCAATCCCATTTAAATCATCGGCTGTTTCTAGAGCGGCTTTACAAGCGGAGATCGCTCCCTTGGCAGCTACCAGCCCAGCAGTAATCGTCACGGGATCAACCATTAGGTATTCAGACCTTTCTCGGTTTTAGTTTTGATAGCGGGAGGTGGTAACAGTTTAAACTTTTCGCCAGACGCAACAGGGCAAAAGAACTCACCGTCTCCTGGCCTTTCAACAATCACGGTCCAACTTTTAGTCTCAGGGTTCAGAAGGATAAAATAGGTGGCACCGTCTGGCGATTTGCCCGTAGCCAGAACGTCTTCGTTGTGCATGTCTTTAAAAATGTCTGGGCCATTTCCCATGAAGCACGGGATCGTCATGGCGTGAACTGAAGATGTAAAAAAAGCCGCTACAAAGGCGGCTGCAAGTGCGAGGGTTTTCATGGTCTATGATGCCTATTGTTACTGGAACTGATATCTAAGGATGACAACGCCGGACCCGCCATTCCCTGGAGTTCCGTTTGAGCCGCCCCCGCCACCGCCTGTATTAGCTGTGCCGTTGGTGCCAGACGCACCGCTGCCACCTGCGCCACCGCCGCCGGAGCCAGCGGCTCCTCCACTAGCGCCAGGGCTTGCGCCACCGCCACCGCCACCGGCTCTAGTCACTGAAGAGCCAGTTATGCTTGAGGCAAGACCAGCACCACCAGCGCCCATTGTCGAACCGGAACTGTTGCCGCCAACAGCGCCCGCACCGCCGCCGCCGGCAGCAGGGAAAGGTGCGCCACTGTTGGAACTGGCACCGCCAGCGTAGCCTTGATTAGTAGTGCCCGCCCCGCCACTGTTCGAGGTGTTGTAATTACCCGCACCTCCACCTGAACCACCAGCGTGGCCGTCTTGGGCACCGGCACTATCACCACCACGCCCGCCGCCGAGCGAAGTTATGGTATCAAACACACTATCGGACCCGTTAGCATTTGTACCCCCGGCCCCGACTGTTACAGTGTAAGAGCCAGCACCTCTAAATAATGAAGCTTCACTAGAGCCGCCACCACCGGAGGTTTCGTTGTTATAGCTATTCCGATAGCCACCTGCGCCACCGCCGCCTCCGTTTCCTGACTCGCCACCACCGCCACCGCCAATAACAAGGAAGTCTACATCACCAGCACCGGAGGTGATTTGGAAGGTGCCGCTGGCGGTAAACGTATGGACCTTAAAGTCACCGTCTGTAGTGATGTTGCCGCCGGTTGCCACGATAGGTGGAACTGTTGGTGTGTTGCTGCTCTGTGTGGGTGAACCAGAAGCAATAAAATCATTAGCATTTATTGATCGAACATTAGGACCAGCCGTTAAAGTACCGCCTTCAGTAAAGTTGCCACCATCACCTAAGTTATTTTGGAAAGTTCCAAAAGCATTGCCAAGATAAAGCGGGGGCTGTGCGCCTGTTGGCGTGGACCCATCTGATCCTAAACTTACTGGCGTACCGCTGGCAGACAAAAATTTAAGCCTGTTTGAAGATTGTGAGAGATCAATGTAATCATCAATAAAATAAACTTCAGATAAGTTACCATGCCATTTCCATTGTGCTACAGAGGCATTGCTCATCGGCAAACCTTGAGCAACGGCGAACTCACCATTTGTGTATTCAATTGTTGGTGAATTACCTCCCGCACCATTTTGGAAATTTTTAACGTCAACTCCATCGACATATAAATGGTTTTTAGAATCGTCTGACGAGTCCCAACTCGCCATCATGTGATGCCACACGCTATCGGCAGCTTGAGTTGTGGTAGAATCCATGTGCATGACCTCTTGACCCGAAGAATTGTGCATAAGGATTACCCACTTATTAGACGGTTCTAAATAAGCACTCATATACCCGTTTGTATTACTGAGTAAAAAACGATGTGCGCTATCTCTTCCAGTTATCGTGTACCAAGCGCTGACTGTTCCTTCAGTGCCGTCTGACAAGTTTGTTAAATCACCGCCCCTCACGAGATTATTTGATGATCCATCAAAATTCGTAGAGACCGTAGTCGTACTGTAATCACTTTGATAATCAGCACCTAGCCAATCTGATGTAGTAAACGGTAGATAAAACCCGTTGTTCCCTGCGCCTTGGTTTGGACTGAGGACAATGGCAAATGTTCTAGACCTGCCATCTGTAGTGCCGTCTGTCCTCGCACAAGTTACGGTAAAATTACCACCAGTTGATTTAGCTGAAGATGCACCAGAGTGACACACTCCACTTGGCTCAATGTTTTCATCAACATTTTCTGAAACGTCACTACCCCAAGTGATTCTCTTCCCGGCAGTGCCGCCGCGACCGGCAAGGATAACGCTCCCATCCGGTACACCTGTTAAAGTAAATGAAGCCGATGTATCAGAGCTTGTTTGTATATCAAACAAATAGTGATCGCCAGTTACTGCCCAAGCAATAACTCCGCATCGAGACTGGTCTGTGTTCCAAGTAACAACAATATCTCCAGTTGTACCCGATGGAACGTCAGCCCTCCAAAGTTCAGAAACATAATATTGTGGTTCAACAGAGTTAGAAACATCCGCTACTCTAGTAGCAGATACCCCACCAACCGTTAAAGTCTGTATATCAGGGGGAGCAGTTCCTGGTTCTTGCGCTGTTACAAAAACATAGATAGCTCTCGTTGCAGAAGCCGTGCCTAAAGCTACGCTACTATAAGTATAAGTTGTTAATTGAGAGTTGGTTGTCGCACTTGAAACATTTGCTATTGCCTCCGCAGTTGAACTTACGGCAAGAGCGTCTGTCGGATCAATTGGAACCCAGGTGCCGCCGTCATCTTTACCTAATGTAGACATATCTGTAAGTGCAACACCGTCCAGCCCTACCACTTCAGCGATGTAACCATCGTAATAATTGTTATCGCCAGAATTACCAATCATCGTAGGCTGACTGTTGCTAAACATCAGATGGTTAAGAGAACTGGTTGGGTAAGACGTTGAAGCAAAACTTGTGATGCGTGAGCCATCTACATAAATTCGCATCTTGTCTGAACTCGTCGGATTATCGACATCGTAGACGCACACTACATTATACCAGGAACTAGTTGAGGTGAAAGTTTGGTTTGTCTTAATAGTAAACCAACCACTGCCGTGATAGACTTCATAGATAAGTGCGCCCGTGTTGTCCCAATAGGCTTGCACTCTCCCCGCCGTAGCACTCGCGCCTACCGCACCAAACAAAATGTCGTATGTATTATTCGTCGCTCTTCGATACCAACCTGACAACGTAAACTGTTTTTGGTTCGTCGGCGCATCACTAAATGTTGTAGTGAAATGCTCGCTGTCGGAATCGTTTAGAAGTGCGCTGTAATCGACCTCAAAATCACTTGCAGCGGCTGCAATAAGGGCGGGGAAAAAAATCGTGTTGATCATGTCACCGCCAAGCTGTTGGTAACCACCACGCTTGTCCCATCAGGGCTGTAGTAGGCCACAAGGTATGTGCCAGCCGCTGTCACAGTTGCCAGAAAGTTTGCATCAGCTTTAACAGCACTGTCTTTAGTTACTGTGTGGCCCCCAGTATTAACTAGATAAACGAGACCACCTTGACCGCTGGTTATGTTGGTAAACGTCAAAGCGAAGTTGCCTGACGGTGTGCAGGTAAAATTGTTCCCTGCATTCATATCGAATGAACCGTCGTTATCGACCACCGGAGTCGATCTCTGTGATCCAGTCCATGCCTGGTCACGGGTGTAATCGATTGCCATCGTACTGCCCGTTTTCGTCAGGCCGTCACCAGCTACTGTTTGGGATTGAATCGTTGCCACCCAGTTGTCTGGAGAGGCATCGTCTGCTACCAGCAAGACAACCTCTGAATTTTCAGAAACTGTGTAGTTGCTGGTCGAGCCATTTACCGTGTCAGTAGATTGTGGGTCCAGTATGAGGCTGTTCGATCCTGACGACTTCTGGAATGCTAGACGTAACCCTTCGTTACTTCCAATGGTTGGCAGCGTAACCGTAATGTTTCCACCGCTCGTATCACATATAAAATACGTACCATCGTTGCCTGTTGTAGCTGTAAAGTCTCCAGTCTTATTGCTAACCGTCGAATATAGCTGACCCTGTGCAGCAGCAGTCGCGCTGTTAGATGCTGCCGTCGCTGAAGCAGATGCTTTGGCCGCATGGTGTAGCGCACTATAACTAGACCCTGTGACCGCTGAGTCTTCAGCCTGTGTGGCCCAATCCTTGGCAGACCCATCAGCCACAGTTGTACCTAGTGCCCATTCCTTGGCAGCGTATCCTGAACCGTCAACTGTGCCGCCAGTTGTCTGCGCCCAGTCTTTAGCTGACCCACCCAACGTGGACCCTGTCATGCTTGAACCCTGCGCCCAATTCTTGGCACTACGGTCATTAGTGCTTGCACCGTCTACTTGATCTGTATCCTGCGCCCAGGACTTAGCTGACCCGCCAGTGGATGCTTGTGTTCCTTGTGCGTATTCTTTTGCAGAATAATCTGTGCCATCGACGTTACCAGACGTTTCAGTTGCCCATTCCTTTGCGGCCCCTGCGCTTGAGGTGTCTGTAACTCCAGTGCCGCCTACTGCCCACGCCTTGGAGGAATAGTCTGATCCTGTAACCGCACCGTCCACTTTAACGGCGTAATTGGAAGCAGTTGTGACGTGACCGGATGCAGTGCTTGCAGAGCTTGCAGCAGCCGTAGCAGATGAAGCACTAGCTGTAGCAGAGGTTGCACTAGCTGTGGCTGAAGTGGCAGCAGCCGCTGCACTGGTAGCTACAGTTCCTAACTGAGAGGCAACGTATGCTTTGGTGGCTGCATCCTGATCGTTGGTTGGATCAGTGACGTTTGTTATAGCAGTACTCACCGCATCCCATTTAGCAGTGGTTGCGTTTTTTCTAATAGTTTCACCGACAGTATCCACAGCTTCCTGAGATATGAAGAACGCTTGTTTGCTGTCTGTATCTAGGTCTTCCTCAGTCAGAGTAGAGGGCTGTGTGTAGTCTACCAGACGAGTAGTTTGCGAGGAGTTACGTGTTATACGAATTGTCGAGGAGTCTGCTGGAGCAGAACTAAATGTCGCCGTCGTACCTGCTATTGTAATGGTGGTTGCGCTTCCATTTACGGTGGCTGTAACGTGAGTGCTATCAATGAAATCAAAAGGTATTGCGTAGGCCGTAGTAGAACCATTGCCCGTGTATTCAACGTATGAATTAGCCATTAGTCCTCACCCCATGCTCTTTTCCAAATAGCGTCCAGCCAGAATAAGTTTCTGTATGGAAGCATTCGGTACGCTTTGTTTTCCACTTTTTCTAAATCTCCATCTGCTAAGTTTTTAACCATGTTGGCTAACATTTCGCCTGTCCCTACTGAGGGACCAGCCATAGGTGTCCACCACCTTGACCGTGCGAAACGACTAGGCTGTGTAATCTCCACTCCCATGCTTTCTAAATGCGGGGCCATCAGTCTCATGGATGAGTTCATAAAGGGCATCATCCACATAAGAAGACCGCTACGATCTATTGCTTCGTAAATGTAAGTTGCGGGTTCATCCATTGGATTAGGGATGTCTTTGTTCTTTATGAGATTTTCTTTGACCACATAAATTGTGGCACCCATGCCTAATGCCCACGTAGTTGATAGCAGCGCAGCCATTGCATCCCCGTGTACATATTCGTCAGATAAATTTCGGACGTATTTGTTTACTGATGCAAAACCAAATGAGTTAAACTGAAACAGAATTTGCCCAAGCTGCGAAGAGTGGTACATGGGGAGGTCTGCAATACCGGGCGTAATTACAGCCCTGTCTGCTGATCGCTTCAGTGCCGTCTGTAGCACTGTCGCTAGTTCCATGCCGTCAGGCTCATCTAGCCACTTGTCTAAGTCAGGCCAACGAAACTGTATTCCCTCGATGTCGTGGTCAGTGCCATGCTTTTGCACAAGCTCATCAATACGCCTCAGTTGTGCATCCGAAACGCCAAGCTCATTCCATTTGTAGTTGCCAGTGCGTCTGCCTCGGTTCGCTAGTTTTTCACCACGGTTTAAACGCGCAGCATCATCAAGCATATTTCCAAGGACAACGTGCCCCGTCATAAATTTATTACGGCTGTTCCACCAGTGCATGACGTTAAGGTAATTCATTTGGTTGGATGCCCAGTCCAACCCTTGGTCGATA